CATTTAGAGCTGGAAACAAGTTTGTGAATTTATTGAAAGACGACAGAGTTGACACAACTATTGTGCCAGACGATGTTAGACCATCACATAAATTTGCTCTATGGGCATATGTACATCACATATTGCACGTTGAAAAGAAAAACGAAGATTGGGCTGAAATAGAAGGTCCAGCGGGTAAGAAAATGTATAAAGAAGATGTAAACGACTATCGTGTAATTGCACTTAGTTTTGGACGAAGTGACTACATATGGAATCAGTTAGTAGAAGTTTATAACGATTGGGGAGCACTCAATAAAGGTGTTATAAGAATCAAAAGAACTGGTCAAGGTATGTATGACACATCTTACTCAATTACAGCTACCCCTAAAAGTGACGATATACCTGAAGACAGAAAAAGCGAGATTACTGAATTACCTGCTCTACCCGAATATTTTTTCGAGAGATATGGTAACTCTGCCGATGCAGCAATGGACATAGCAAAAGGTGCAGCAACCGCTGATGCTCAAGAACAACCTTTATTCTAGAGAAGCTGCAGTAACTGAAGAAACATTTGAACAAAATGTCAATAAGCTGAGGTCGGTATTAGAGGTAGCACCGACCTTAGTTGTTGATGTTGAAACAAACGGACTAGATTCTTTTGGTACTAACCAAATATGTGGAATTGGTCTTGGAGAGCCTACACTGGGGGGACTTACACAGTACTACCCCTTTAGACATCATGAAGGTAATAATTTACCCTACGATAACCTAGAAAAGCTTATATCTACTTTAAACGAGTTGGTACAAACGTACATTGGTTATAATCTTAAGTTTGATTTACACTTTTTAGAAAAAGAGGGTTTATCGGTTTTAGACAAAAAGCTTATAGATGTTATAGTAATGGTGCGTCTCGTGGAACATTCTGACACCAAAGAGTTGGGTCTTTCAGCTACGGGTAAAAGAAATTACGGACAAGAAGCCATTCAATATGACGATGATACTAAAAAAGTACTCAAGGCTAACAAAGGTTGGTTCAGAGACTTTTCTAAGGCACCTGCTGATATACTAGGTGACTATTGTCAAGAAGACGTAATATTGACCACTAGGATTTATAACGACTACTTAAAAAAGATACAAGAAAGTCAGCAAGTTTCTATATTTGACATGGAGTGTGAACTAACTAAGGTTCTATACGCTATGGAAAGACGAGGAATCTCTGTAGACAAACAGTATGCTTTAGATGTAGAAAAGCTTATTACTTCTAGATTACTTGAGGTTGAGAATGAAATATTAGGTATTTCTAATCGTAAACGGTGGAATTATGACATACCTATGTCTTCAAAAAAACACGAAGAAGATGAGTTTAATATTTCAAGTCCTAAGCAAATAGGTGATGTATTTAATTCTATGGGTATTGAGTCTCCGGTCAAAACTTCTAAGGGTCAGGATTCTTGGAATGAGGCGGCTCTTATAAATATTAATCATAGAATGGCGGGGTTGATAAGACAGTATAGAACATTAGAAAAACTTAGGTCTACTTATATATTGCCTTACACAGAGATAGATACAATGCATACTTCATTTTGTAACTGGGGTACAGCTACTGGGAGATTATCTAGTAGAGAGCCTAACCTACAAAACATACCAAGAAATCATTTTAAGTTGATTGAAAAACAGCTAACAGAAGATGATAAGCTAGACATAAAAGGTAAGATATCAGCTATGGTTGCCCAAAAGGGAATTACTATAGATAATGAATTATCTGATGATGTTCTTTCTACATGGTCATTTATAGGGGACGAATCATATGATGCTAGTGATAAAGACCAAATAGCTATACGTAGATTATTTATACCTAGACCTAATTACTCACTAGTAGGTTTTGATTACAGTCAGATGGAAGTTCGAGTATTTATGTCTTATTTCCGGAATCCAGAGATTGATGCCATACTAAATAAAGAAGATGTTGATTTTCACAGTGAGGCTGCTAAACTTGCATTCAAGATAGATGAGGACCACGATAGATTCAAAGAATATCGTCAATACGCTAAAGCTATAACCTTTGGTACTATTTATGGTATTGGTAATAAAAAGTTAGCACAACAGCTAAATACCACCCCACAAGAAGCTGGTAAATTTAAGAGGCAGTATTTTGAGGGCATGAAAGGGTCAAAAGGTTTCTTTGATGCAGTTGTGGCAAAGGTTGAGAGAGTTGGTAAGATTCGTAATAAGTATGGCAGAGTTTACCAAATAAACCCTCAATTTGCTTATAAAGGTGTGAATTATCTCGTACAGGGCACAAGTGCAGACCTTTTGAGTGAGCGTATGTTAGAAGTAGCAAAATATTTAGAGGACAAGAAAAGTAATATTCTCTTACAAGTTCACGATGAAATTATATGTGAGATTCATGACTCTGAATTAGAGACAGTACCTTACACTGTGAGAGATTTGTTAGAGATAAATACTTTAGATATACCCTTGAAAGTAGACATGGAATTATGTTCACCCTCGTGGGCGAATAAAAAAGAATTGACAAAACCTACTTTAGGCGATTTTATTGATTGGAGTGAAGTACCAATGACTGATTCTGAAGGAGTAGAGTGGTCTTGAAACTAAGAGACGAAACTGATAGAATAAATATACGATGAGTAAATACAACGAAGAAGAAATACTAAAAGAAATAACAGAGTATGTAAACAATACATATGACCAGCACTACAGTGAGGGTGAGGTACAGACCTTAGACTTTATAGAAGCCTGTGGTGATGCTAAAGCATTCTGCAGGGGGAACATTCTAAAGTATGCCTCAAGATATGATAAGAAGGGTACTCCTCGTAAAGATATACTAAAAATAATACACTATGCAATGTTACTATTGCATTTTAATGATAAAAGAGTTGAAAATGATAATTAAAGAACCTTTGTGGGAAGACATTATTGATTGGGGGATTATTGAGTATGACCAAACACAATATGATGATTTACGACAGCATGAACGTTTGATTCATCAAATAAGCTCAACTAATACTGCTATTATATTTTCTATGGGGACTGGGGGTATGGGTTTACAAGTAACTGGGACTCCACATGTTGACCCTTTTTATGTTAGTGAAAGAAAGACTGATACTGGTGAATGTTCAGACGGTCCAAGGGATGCCCGACTGTTCAAGGATATTAAAAACTTAGGGGACAATCAGATAGTGCTTTCAGATATAAAAAATATTTTTGATGGGATTCCATCTAGATTTCAGAAAGACCCCCTCCTCGACCCAGACCCGGAAATTCTTGAATTAATAATAAATATATCTAAAAAATATACTGACCCTTCATCGGCAGAATATACTTTTACATATGCATACGGAATGGGTATTTCAGAAGAAAACAAATATTATTATCATGGCCTAGAATACTGTGGGGTCGAAAATTGTAATGGGTTCGGATGTTTATACTCTAAAAACAAGAAGTTAGCAGGGAAATACTTAAAACTTGCAGCTCTTAGCAGAATGTTAGAGAATGGTGAATCTCCTGCATCTGTGGCAAAATGTTATAAAGGTGAGGGTGGGGCACTACAAGCTCTCCATGATTGTGTAGGATTTGGTATAGAACTTACTGGCCGGGCTGAAGAATATTATAACAATAATAAACACAAATTAGAAGGAGGCAAATAATGCCAAAAGTTAGTGCACATTTAGGATTTACATTTAGAGTGGGTCCATTAGAACAAAACCAATACGGTAGGGTTGACTTGACCGTTGACCAAATAGATACCGAACTTCCTATAGAACCACAGCTAGAAGAATCTAAAAAAGTAGCTGATGTTGTGTGGGAATTTATAAAAGGAAAGGTAGATACTCAAATAGAGGACATGTTAGATGGCTCCGAATAAAAATGAAGTTGTTAGCATGAGTGTCCTTGAAGCACTTTTAGCAGAAAAAGAAAGACAGTCAGGTGTTTATGGTGAACAGAACCACGATGATTCTTGGTGGAGTCTA